GAAATAATGTTAAAAGGTAACGGATGGGATAATCACGAAGATACTTTTGAAGAAGCCTTACGCAGGGAACTTTTAGCTGCCCAACAGATAATACTACTATTGAAAGAAGATTTAAAACAAATAACAGAAGCCTATTATAAGGCTATTAGAGAAAAGAAACAAGAAAAGTTGCATTAATGATTTTATGGAAGGTATATTACAGTATTGGGAACAATTAATTTTTTTCTTGGGAGCTTTAGTTGTAGCTGTTAAACTGCATACTGAAGTAACTACGCTACGAAAAGATGTAGATAAACTAGAAGAAGATTGCAAAAGTGCTAATGAAAAAATACAAACTAATTTTGTAAGCTCTGTAAGAACTGAAAGTGCTGTAAAGGAAACAGAAAAAAAGATAGAATCTTTATTTATATTACATAACAAAAAGGAAGAGTAATGGAATTTTTTATAGATAGACTACGAGAGGAATTAAAGACGGATGAAGGATGCAAATACGAAATATATCTGGACCACCTTGGCTTACCTACGTTTGGCATCGGACATCTCGTTACTAAAAGCGACTCAGAGTACCAAAAAGAAGTGGGAACAGTGGTGGATGAAATTAGGGTTAACGAAATCTTTGAACAAGATATTCAAGTAACAATTAATGAATGTAAAATACTATTTGATGATTGGGATAAACTTCCTGAAGAGGTACAATTAATTACTGCTAACATGATGTTTAATATGGGTAGACCAAGACTATCTAAATTTAAAAAGATGATACAGGCTATTAAAGATAGCGATTGGTTAGAAGCTGGAAATCAGATGCAGGACTCAAGATGGTACAAACAGGTAACAAACAGGGCAGACAGGCTCATATCAAGAATCAGAGCAGTAAGCTTGAGTTAAAAAAACAAAAGCATAGAAAAGTTCACATTAAAAGATTAAGTGGATTTTTTAATCAAGCAAAGGAAAGAAAGTTTATAAAACATGGCTAGAAACTTAACAGAAAGACAACAAAGATTTCTTGATGTACTATTTGCAGAAGCAAATGGAAGCATAGCTAATGCAAAAATTATTGCAGGATATTCTACTAATTCTAATAACCAAGAAATTATTAAAACATTAAAAGAAGAAATAATAGAAGCAACACAACTATATATGGCAAGTAATGCTCCTCGTGCTGCTGTAGCTATGGTAGATGGAATAGATAATCCAACAGAATTAGGTATTCGTGATAAAATGGCTGCGGCTAAAGATTTACTTGATAGAACAGGTTTAGTAAAAACGGAACGTGTACAAGTAGAATCTACAGGGGGTGTTATGTTAATGCCTAAAAAACAAACAGAGGAAGATGACTAGAACAGCAGGGTCGTGGGAATTACCACAACCACTTGACATACAAGAAGAAGACGAGTGGATTGCAATACCTAGAATTGCAAGAACAGTACCTTTTGGCTATGCTTTAGACCCTGAAAATGAACATATATTAAGACCTATACCAATAGAGTTAGATGCATTAAAAAAAGCAAAAGAACATTTAAAACAGTACTCATATAGAGAAGTTGCTAATTGGTTAAGTACATTTACAGGAAGAAGTATATCCCACATAGGATTAATGAAAAGAGTAAAACGTGAGCAAAGACGTAAGAACAAAGCTAGAACTCTCCGTGTCTGGTCAGAATATGCCGAAAAGGCGATCCAAGCGGCACAGAAGCTTGAAGAACAAAGAACAGGTAGTAGAGCCTAAACCGTCTACTATAAAAGAAGTAAAGTTTGAAGAAGTAGAAAAATTACCTGAACAAGAACAGAATGTAGTCTTTAAACCTAACGAAGGACCACAAACTAATTTTCTTGCAGCAGGAGAAAGAGAAGTATTATATGGTGGTTCAGCAGGGGGTGGTAAATCGTTTGCGATGTTGGCAGACCCACTCAGATATATGGGTCATTCCTCCTTTAGTGGGTTGCTCCTTAGACACACGACAGAAGAACTCAGGGAACTTATATTTAAATCGCAAGAACTCTATCCGAAAGTATGGAAGGGTATTAAGTGGTCAGAAAGAAAAATGCAATGGTTAGCACCGTCAGGTGCTAGATTATGGATGTCATATCTTGATAGAGATGATGATGTTATGCGTTATCAAGGTTTAGCATTTAGTTGGATAGGCTTTGATGAATTAACACAATGGTCAAGTCCGTTTGCTTGGAACTATATGCGTTCACGTTTACGTTCTACAGCACCTGACTTACCAATTTTTATGAGAGCTACAACTAATCCGGGTGGAGTAGGTCATCATTGGGTTAAAAAAATGTTTATTAACCCAGCACCTTTTGGAAAGGCTTTTGATGCAACAGACATTGAAACAGGAGAAATCCTCAAATACCCAGCAGGACATAAAAGAGCTGGAAAATCTTTATTCAAACGGAGATTTATTCCTGCAAGACTATCTGATAATCCATACCTCTCAGAGGGTGGAGACTATGAAGCAATGTTACTTTCCCTTCCTGAACAACAAAGAAAACAACTTTTGGAAGGTGATTGGGATATTAAAGAAGGTGCAGCATTTACCGAATTTAATAGGGATATACATGTTGTTGAACCTTTTACTATCCCTAGTAGTTGGATTAAGTTCAGGTCTTGCGACTATGGTTATGGCAGTTATTCGGCAGTTGTTTGGTTTGCTGTATCGCCATCTGAGCAATTGGTTGTATATAGGGAACTTTATGTTTCTAAAGTTCTTGCGACAGATTTGGCAGACATGATATTAGAACTAGAAGCTGAAGATGGTAATTTAAAATATGGGGTACTAGATAGTTCTCTTTGGCATAAAAGAGGAGACACAGGACCTAGTTTAGCTGAACAAATGATTTTAAAAGGTTGTCGTTTTAGACCTTCAGACAGAAGTAAGGGTTCTCGTGTTTCAGGTAAGAATGAAATACATAGAAGATTACAGGTAGATGAATTTACAGAAGAACCAAGATTAGTGTTTTTTAATAACTGTGTAGAAACAATATCACAAATTCCTGCAATACCTATAGATAAGAAAAACCCTGAAGATGTTGATACAACAGCAGAAGATCATATTTATGACGCATTAAGATACGGAGTTATGTCAAGACCTCGTTTTAATATATTTGATTTTGATCCAAGTATAGCAAAACCAAAATTTACTCCATCAGATAAGAAATTTGGATATTAACATATGGCAGAAGAACAAGAAGAACAATCAGTATTAGAAGATCAGGCTGTAGCATTAGATGATGTATCTTCCCCTGATAAAGAAGAACCTTATATTTCTAGTATTGTACGTTTTGTAAATGACAGATATAAAAGAGCAGCAGATTATAGACGATCAGATGAACAGAGATGGCTAAGAGCCTATCGTAACTATAGAGGTATCTATGGACCTGATGTACAATTTTCTGAAGCTGAAAAATCAAGAGTATTTGTCAAGACAACAAAGACAAAGACGCTTGGAGCATACGCTCAAATTCAAGATGTTTTATTTGCAAATAATAAATTTCCTATTAACATAGAACCTACAACATTACCTGAAGGTGTATCAGAAAGTGTTCATGTAAGTTTACAACCAAGTATGGCTGAATCTCCTGAACCTGAACCTGAATTTAAAGGAGATGGGCAAGAATTACCTCCGGGATATAGATCAGGTATGCAATTAGGACCTTTAAAAGAAAAACTTTCTCAATTTGATAATGTACAGGAAGGAGCAGGAACATCTCCTGATTCAGTAACTTATCATCCAGCTATGGTTGCTGCTAAAAAAATGGAAAAAAAGATACACGATCAGTTAGAAGAGTCTAGTGCATCTAAGCATCTACGTAGTACAGCATTTGAAATGGCACTTTTTGGAACAGGTGTAATGAAAGGACCATTTGCAACAGATAAAGAATATCCTAATTGGGATGAACAAGGTGAATATACACCTGTAATAAAAACTGTTCCTAATGTTAATCATGTGTCTGTTTGGAATTTTTATCCTGATCCTGATGCTTCTAACATGGATGATGCTCAGTTTGTTGTAGAACGACATAAACTTTCTCGGACACAGTTACGCAGTCTTAAAAAACGACCTTTTTTTAGAGATAATGTTATTGATACATGTATTGAAATGGGAGAATCCTACGATAAAAAATATTGGGAAGATGATTTAGCTGACTATGCTGATGAAAGTACAGTAGATAGATTTGAGATTATTGAATATTGGGGTGTTGTTGATACAGAACTCTTAATTGAAAATGGAGTAAAGATACCTAAAGAATTAAAAGAGTTTGATGAATTACATGCAAATATATGGATGTGTCATTCTAACTTAATTAGAGTTGTACTAAATCCTTTTAAACCTGCCCATATTCCTTATATGGCTGCACCTTATGAATTAAATCCTTACTCATTCTTTGGTGTTGGTATAGCTGAGAATATGGATGATACACAAACATTAATGAATGGTTTTATGCGTATGGCAGTAGATAATGCTGTACTATCAGGAAACTTACTGATAGAAGTTGACGAGACAAACCTAGTTCCGGGACAGGATTTATCTGTATATCCGGGAAAAGTCTTTAGAAGACAAGGTGGTGCTCCGGGACAAGCGATCTTTGGTACAAAGTTTCCAAATGTGTCTAATGAGAATTTACAGCTATTTGATAAGGCTAGACAGCTATCAGATGAAAGTACAGGGTTTCCTAGCTTTGCACACGGACAAACAGGTGTGACAGGCGTAGGAAGGACAGCAAGTGGTATTTCTATGTTAATGCAAGCAGCTAGTGGTTCAATTAAAGCTGTTATTAAAAATGTTGATGATTATTTGTTAAAACCTTTAGGTGAAAACTTTTTTAGATTTAATATGCAATTTGACTTTGATCCTGAATATTTAGGAGACTTAGAGGTAAAGGCTCGTGGAACAGAAAGTTTAATGGCTAATGAAGTACGCAGTCAGAGATTAATGCAATTCTTAGGAACAGCAAGTAATCCTGCTCTTGCACCATTTGCTAAGTTTCAATATATTATTCGTGAGATTGCTAAGTCAATGGACTTAGACCCTGATAAAGTAACAAACAATATGGAAGAAGCTAATTTACAAGCTAAGATGATGCAACAGATGCAAGCACCCCCACCAGATCAGCAACAACAGCAACCCCCTGCAGGAGTAGACCCAAATGATCCTACAGGTGCAGGTGGTGGAACAATTGGAACAGGTCAAGCTCCAGTTCCGGGAGAAGAAGGATTTACAGGAAATGAACAAGGACAACAAACAGGTAATGTCGCACCTCAAGCCGTTGGTGGACAACCTCAAGCTCCTGAACAGCTTCAATGATTACGTAGATATACTAATAGGACAACAACATAAAATAATGGAACAGGCAAGTGATTCTGTTACCATGTATAGGGCACAGGGAGCAATTACATTATTGCGTAGGCTTAAATTATTAAGGGATGAGATAAAGGCTAATGGCAAGTAAGTTAACGGAACAAACTTCTGATTTATTTAGTGATTCGTATCCCCAAATGAAAAAGAATGAGACTAAAGAAGAAATAGCTAAAAGATTTACAACACCTTATGATGCTACATGGAAAGATGTTAAAACACCATTAGAGTTTACACCTATTATAGGGGATGCTATTGCTTTAGCTGAGTTACCTGAAAATGCACGAGATGCTTTAAAACTATTAAGTACAGGAGCTAAAACTAAAGACCTTGTAAAAATGGGCAAGGGAGCAGGATTAGCAGCATTAGCCGCAGTAGATTTAACTGTAGTTGGTGATGTAATTAAACCCTTTATAAAACAGGCTAAAGATGCGTTAAAAGGTACAGCAGATGCTTTAGCTCCCCAAGCAGTTACAGCAGGTACAGGAATACCTGTAGCTATACCTGATACTAATACAAATGTAACACAGCCTATAGATCAACAAAAGGCTCAAATTAATAAAATGCAGGTTAGGGCTACAGGTACTACAGAAAGATATAAAGGTGCTGTTAATGATTTTTATGATTCATTAAAAACACATAATATTCGTTTAGAAAACGTACAATATAGAGCTACTGATGGGAGTACTGTTCTAGATAGTGATAAGGTTGAACATTTATTGCTAACTCAATTTAGTGACACAGGAGAGTATGCAAGTATATTAGATTATTTAGAAGAAAGAGCATTAAAGAACCTATCAACAGTACCTGACTCTGTAACACGTATATCTCCTAGACAAGAAGTGGTAAATATAGTACACTCAGGTAAGGATACAGACAATCTAACTTCATCTAAAGCAATAGCCCCTTATCTTGAGTTAAATGATTTAGAAGAAGCTTTTAAAAGGCTAAGATTTAGACAAACAGGTGTTTATATAGGTAAAGATGGAAATCTTAAAACAGAAATATTTACAGGTGATGCTAAGTTAAAATCGTTTAACAAGAATATACCACCTCATATGGAAGAACCTTGGGATTATAATTTTGAAAGTAAGGCAGAATATGACAAGACTTTAAAAGAGTACCATGAAGAAGGAAAGCTTAATTTTGCTAAAGAACCTATTAAAGCGTTTGAAGAGTTAAATGATTTTAAGTCAGGACCAGTTAAATTAAGCGATATTTTAGATTTTTCTAGTTTGTACAACAATAAAAGATATGGTAATACTATGCAGTATGCAAGGTCTTCTTCTGATAGAAGAAATTATCTAGATGCTGAGAGAGATGCTAAACTTAAAGGAGAACCTATACTTTCTGGATTTAGTAGATTTGATCCTGTACAAGATATAAAGGTTCGTGTAGAAGACGGTAAGAAAGAGTGGGGAGGATACTATGATCCCTTAGAGGATGTAATTGTTATAAGTTCTGAAATGACTGGACCTGAAAATTTTATGGGTGTGCTCTTACATGAGTTACAACATGCTATACAAACTAGAGAAGGTTTTGGTGCTGGTGGAAGTTTTAGAGAGTTTTTACCTAGTAAATATGTAGAAGTTGATTATGATGATATTCCAGATGATATTCTTAATGAAGCATTAGCTAAACGAGCTAGAATTAGTGGAGAGTATGAAGCAGATATAGTTGAAGATAGATATTCAGATATAGGTCATTTAGGAAATAATAAAATAATAAGGGATATGGCAAATAAAAAATACCCAGAGGATAGCCTTTTGAAGCATGAGCCGATAGAGGATAAAGATATTATACAAAGACCTCAAGAGATATATCCAAAAGAAATGAACAAAGGTGGAGTAACAATGAAAAAACAAATGAACTTATTTCAAGACGGTGGCTTAGAACAAGATGGTGGTACAGTTGACCCTGCATCAGGGAATGACGTACCTATGGGTTCAGCACAAGAAGAAGTTAGAGATGATATACCTGCACAGCTAAGTGAGGGAGAATTTGTATTCCCTGCTGATGTTGTTCGTTATATTGGTTTAGAAAAACTAATGATGATGAGACAAAAAGCTAAAGAAGGTCTTAAAAAAATGGAAGCTATGGGTCAGATGGGTAATTCAGATGAAGCAACCATACCTGATGATATGCCTTTTAATGAAGAGGATATTATTGCTACAGATGAACAGGGAAATGAAGGACAACTAGCTAGAGGTGGTGTTGTACAAAAGTTTCAAGAAGGTGGAACACCTGCAGTTGATACAGGTTTTGGACAACAGACAGAAACTACTCCTACAACTACTACTACAGAAACTACTGAAGCAAAGCCATCAAGTTTGTATAATCAATATATGGGTGATGCAGGAATACAGCAAGTTTTATTTACTAATAAAAACACAGGTGAAACAAAAGTAGCTTATCAGGTAGGATCGCAAACTATTCCTTACATGGACCCCAGTGTATGGACAGCAGATAGTGATGAATTATCTGTAGAAGCTGCAGAAGAATCTAAAGCTACTAATACTGCTCCTAATCAACAGCAAGAAGATAAAGATGATGAAAGAACTTGGTATAAAGGAAAGCTTTTAAATGCTGGAAAAATGATTGATTTAAATAACACAGAGGAAACAGGTCAGTTTTTAAGTAAGTCAGGAACGGATAAAGATAATATAAGATTTATAACACATGGTAAAGATGCACCTGCAGGATGGACTTCCCAAAATCAATTTGAAATGGAATATTTACAGAGTAAAAACATACCTACTAAAGCCATGTGGAATGGAACAGGATGGGATGTTTTTAGTCCTGCTTTAGATGATACAGCTTATGGAACTCCGGGTACAAGAGGTTTGCAATCTAAATATGCTATGTTAAAAGGTATTAAAACAGGATTTGGACAAGACTCTGATAGTATATTTGGAACAGTTAAAAATGTGACAGGTGGTATTAATAATACATTTACATCAGGTGTTGATACATCTTTGGCAACAAAAAAGAAACAAATAGATGATTTAAAAAGAGCTGAAGCTTTTAATGTTGATAGGGAGGATGCCGATTTAAATAAATTACGTGGTATGAAAAAAGGAAAAAGAGAGGATACAATAAAAGGTGTTAAGGTTGGGTCAGAAGGCTTTGCCAAAAAAATAGTAGATAAGGTAGAGAAAGAAAAAGAAGAAAGAGAACGTAATAGACAAGGAACAGTTATTCAATCAGATAAAGCCAAGAAAGATTTTAAAACGAGAACAAAAATAGATATAGATAAAGGAAAAGATAGTGTAGGTATATCTAAAGAACAAATGAGAAGAGGATTGAAGCGTGGTGGGTTAGCTTCTAAAAAGAAAAAATAAATAACCCATATTTGTTGGCTACTCATACCCCTATGATTGGCTACGTTGACCCCAACAAAAGGAGAAGATACAATGGCAGAACAACAACAACAAGAAGCTATGGTAAAAGAAGTAAAGATTGAAAAAAAAGCATTTATGGCTAAACCATATAGTCGTGATGAAAAAATAAAGAAAGATGAAGAAGAACTAGAAAAGCTGAAAGCTGAACAAAAAGGAGAAAAGGATGATTCAGAAACTGGAGAAACTAAGAAAGATGTTGATGATACATCAGAGCCTAAGTCTGCTGAAGAACGTAGTTTTAAAAAGCGTTATGGCGATTTACGTAGGCATCAGCAAACTCAGCAAAAAGAATTTGAATCTAAAATTGAAGAATTAACAAGTCAACTTGATTCAGCAACAAAAAAGGAAATTAAACTTCCTAAGTCTGAGGAAGAACTAGATGCTTGGGCAAAAGAATATCCTGACGTAGCTGCAATCGTAGAAACAATTGCCCTTAAAAAAGCAAAAGAGCAATCTAAAGATATAGAAAATCGTATGGCTAAAATGGAAGATATGCGACAGGAAGCCACTAAAGAAAAAGCTGAAGTAGAATTATTAAAAATACATCCTGATTTTTCTGAAATAAGAGATCAAGATGAATTTCATAATTGGGCAGAAGAACAACCTAAGTGGATTCAAGATGCTTTATATGAAAATAGTTCTGATGCTAGATCAGCGGCACGAGCCATAGATTTATACAAAATTGATAAAGGAATAACCCCTAAAAAGAAATTATCTGATAAAGATGCAGCAAAAGCTGTAAATACAAGGTCACAGAAATCTGAACCTATAACATCTGAATCAGAAAACTATTTAAAAGAATCGGTAGTACAAGCTATGACAACAAAAGAATATGAAAAGCGTTCTGATGAAATCATGGAAGCTATCCGATCTAACAAATTTATATACGATATTTCAGGTTCAGCAAGATAATTGTTGACAAAATAGTATTTATCGTGTATAACTGTAAGCAAGATTTAACTAGCCTAAACTATTGTTTACAACCTAGTTAACCTTGCATTTTTGCAAATTCCAAAATAAGACAAAGACTCACTCTCTAGTATTTGCCCAGATACCTAGTACGATTGCAACGTATTAGAATATTTGCACCTTATATCTATAGACCTCTCTGAATATATGTGGTATTTTGCATCTGTTTAAGTAAAAGAAAAGGAGATAATTATGGCTTTTACTAGTGCAGCAGGATACGGAAACTTACCTAACGGTAATTTCTCTCCTGTAATCTATTCCAAACAGGTACAACTTGCTTTTCGTAAGGGTTCTGTAGTGGAAGCAATAACTAACTCAGACTACTTTGGTGAAATCGCTAACTTTGGAGACACAGTTAAGGTTATCAAAGAGCCTGAAATCACCGTCAAAGCATACTCTCGTGGTTCAACTATTTCACCACAAGATATTGACGATGAAGAATTTTCTCTTGTCATTGACAAAGCAAACTACTTTGCATTTAAAGTTGATGATATTGAGGAAGCCCATTCGCATGTGAACTTTCAATCACTTGCATCTGATAGAGCCGCATACAGGCTCAAAGACCAATACGACCAAGAAGTATTAGGATACTTATCAGGTTTCAAACAGTCTGCACTACATGGTGTGGCTGATACTGTTAATACAACAGTAAATGGAGCTAAAGCAGTAACTACAGCTTCTAGTGGTGCAAACCTAGTTGGTGCAGAATTATTAGCTTCAATGTCAATTGATGCTTCTGATTTTACACAGACTAATGGTACAGCAGGTACAGCCAATCAATCTATAGGACTAGAACCTCGTGCAGGTGGTGCAACTGCCGCTAAAAGTGGAACTACAGGTAATGCATTTCCATTACAAGTTGTAGCACGTATGTCTAGGTTAATGGATCAGCAAAATGTTGATACAAACAATAGATGGTTAGTACTTGACCCAGTTTTTCTTGAAATATTAAAGGATGAAGATTCTAGACTATTACAAGCTGATTGGGGTGGTTCTGGACTACAAAATGGTCTTATTGTAAATAACTTACATGGTTTTAAAGTTTATTCATCAAACAACCTTCCATCGTTGGGTACAGGCCCTGCGACAGTAGGTGGTTCTAATGCATCAAACTTTGGAATTATTGTAGCAGGTCATTCATCTGCTATAGCTACTGCTGAACAAATCAATAAAACAGAAACTTACAGAGACCCTGATAGTTTCGCTGACATTGTTCGTGGTATGCATTTGTATGGCAGAAAGATACTTCGCCCTGAAGCTATCGTAACTGCTGCTTATAACTTAGCGTAAGGGAGAATAGAATATGGCTACAATTACATCTTTATTGTTACCGGCTCATGGAAATTCCCAAAGAGGAAGAAATCCATATATGATCCAAAAAACTATTGACCTTACTGCACAGGCAATTTCTTGTACAGCAGGTGATATAGTCCAATGCTTGACTATTCCTGCTAATACTAAGATTATGTCTGCAGGTGTTGAGGTTGTTGCAAGTGCAACTATGAATACAGGTACTGACGCTACAGTTATCCTTGGTACAGGAGCAGATAACAACGAATATGTTGCTGCTTTTGATATTGATGGTGCGGCAGATGGAGCATATGCTCCAAGTGCTACTGTAGCAGATGACGTAGTTTTGTCTTCTGCTGATACACTTGACCTAACTTTTGCAGGTGCAGGTGCTACATTCTCAGCAGGTAAACTACGTGTTTATGCTGTATTAATGGATGTTAGCGATCAAGGAGATTCTTCTCCTGATGAAGTTGATAGAGATACGTTAGCGTAACTCGTACACTTTAGAGGGCAGGGTAAAACTTGCCCTCTTTTTTAAAAGGAATTTAACGTATGGCATATGAAGCAAAAAGAAGAGTTAATGCATTTTTAGCCGTTCCAAATGGAGCAGCAGGAACGCTTTATACATGCCCTACAAATAGAACAGCAGTTATAAAAGAACTTATAATATGTAACATAGATGGTAGTTCAAGTGCCGATATAACAATACAGGTTACTGACACATCGGCATCTACTACATTTAACTTAATAAGTACTAAAGCTGTTGCTCAAGATACGTATTTAAGAATAGATAGTGCCAACATTATATTAGAGTCAGGAGATATATTAAAGGCATTGGCAAGTGCTGCAGGCGATTTAGAAGCATCAGCATTTATTGAAGAATATCCTGACCCAATGAGGAGTTAAAAAATGACTGTTGCAACAGCTTTATGTAATTCATTTAAAGGTGAGATACTACAAGAAGGACATCAATTAGTATCTGATACTTTAAAAATTGCATTAATAAAATCGGGAGAAGCACGTACATATAACGCTGATACTGAAAACTATTCAGAGCTTACAGCATCTACAACAGATGAGGTAGCGAATGGTAATGGATACACAACAGGAGGTGTTACGTTAGCAAACGTAGCTGTAACTGTAGATGATACTAATGATGTAGCATATGTAGACTTTGATGATGTATCATGGACAAGTGCTACAATATCAGCATCAGGTGCTCTTATTTATAATACATCCAATTCAAATAAAGCAATTGCTGTTATTAGTTTTGGTGGAACAGTAGCATCTACAGCAGGTACTTTTACTGTACAGCTTCCTGCCGCAGCCCACAATACAGCAATTATCCGTATAGCATAGGAAATATAGTATGGCTCATGTTCTATTAGACAGAGCAAAAGTAGTTGCTACTAGTATGAGTGGCACTGGGGATAACTACACTCTAACCAATTCTCCACCTACAGGTTTTGTGGATTTTACAGGTGTAGGAGATGGTAATACTACCTATTACACAGCCGTAGATGATGCAGGTAATTGGGAAGTAGGGATTGGTACGTTTGCTTCATCAGGAGAAGTATTAACACGAACTGATGCAAACGTTATTAAATCAAGTAATGCAGGTAATGATGATAAGGTTAGTTGGCCCTCTAGTTCTACCCCTACAGTCTTTATAACTCAACCTTCTGACAAGGCAGTCTATTTTGATGCTAGTAGTGCTAGTAGTACTTCCATACTTAATACTGGTTTAGTAGTAGGAAGAGATGCTGACAACGATATAGACTTTGGAACAGACAATGAAATTATATTTAGAGCAGGTGCGGCAGACCAAATAAAACTTACTGATGGTGCTTTATCTCCTGTTACTACTGATGATATTGATTTGGGAACAAACTCTG